GCGAAAACCGTCCAATGACCGCCGAGGAAACAACCTCTGTTACCGCAATCCTCGCGGAAGCCGCCAATCTGAAGCAGCAGATTGCCAACAAGGAAGCCCTGATGGCTACTCAGCGCACGGCCCCTGCAGTCGATGCCAGCATCGGCCACAACAACGCGGAAGACAAGCCCTGGAAGCACTTCGGCGAGTTCCTCGGTGCTGTCAAAGGTCAGACAATTCGCGGAGGTCAAGTCGTCGATCCTCGCCTGCAGGCCGCGCTGGGCGCGTCGGAAACCTCTGATGCGGATGGCGGCTTCCTGGTTCCGGTTGAGCAGTCGTTGGATGTGATCGAACGCGTATGGAGTGAAGGCCAGATCTCCGGTCGTGCAGATCGCACGCCGATGAAGTCTTCACGGATGACGCGTCCGGTGCTCAACGAAAACAGCCGCAAAGCTGGGTTCCGTTATGGCGGCATCCAGGTCTATCGTGAGGCGGAAGCGGCGCTCTACACAGGCACCAAGCCGGGATTCGGTCTGCTTGAGTTGATCAGTCAGAAGCTGATCGGTCTGCTGTATGCGACCGAAGAGCTTATGGAAGACACTGACGCGCTCAATTCGTGGGCGTCAAAGACGTTCCCGAAGGCCATGGCATTCCAGCTTGACCTTGAGTGCTTCAGCGGTACGGGTGCTGGCCAGTTCCTCGGCATTCTGAATGCGCCGGCGACAGTGCAAGTGGCGAAGGATGCCGGCCAGGAAGCGGCGACCGTTAGCAGTGACAACATCCTGAACATGCGCGCGGCGCTTCTGGCTTCCAGCCGTCCAGATGCGGTGTTCTTTATCAATCAGGACTGCGAACCGCAGCTCTACACGCTGACCATTCCGGGAAATCAGGGCACGAACGTCGCGCTGTATGTCATGCCTGGCATGGCAGGAAACAACGGGAAGTATGGCACGATTCTTGGCCATCCTGTAATCCCGGTGGAACAAGCATCGGCGCTGGGCACTGCCGGAGATATCGTTCTGGCTGACATGGGCGAGTATCTGATCGGTGAGCGTTCGGGCATCCGCGCGGACTCTTCGATTCACGTCCAGTTCCTGACCGGTCAAACGGCCTTCCGCTGGATGATGCGCAATGATGGCAAGCCGAAGCAGAAAGCACCACTGACGCCTCTCAACGGCACTCAGAAGCTCAGCTCCTTCGTCACGCTCGCGACTCGCTCGTAATTTCCTTCGACAGCTCAACACATAACCCACGCGGAGGCCTGATCTCAGGCCTCCGCGTTCATATGGTCCTCGCGACCAAAGGAGAAGCACCATGGGAGCACGCGGATTAAATGTGGCTGAAGAGGCCCATGTAGTCTCGATCCTGTCACCGGGCAGTCTGAGCGGCGGCGAAACCTCGACGTACTTCAACCTGAAGACCGCCTATAAGGCGAACATCATCGTGCAGCTCGGAGCGCTTGCTGCCGCACCTGGCGCTCTCACGCTCCTGGCCGCTGCGGACAATACCGGAACAGGTGCCACGGCGATTCCGTTCACGTACTACACGAAGAGCACTGCAGGCGATTCGAATGACACGCTTGACCTGAACGTTGGCGCGTCTCCCGCGTTTGCGGCGACCGCTGCGGGCTTTGTTCCGGCCAATGCAGCAAACTCGTTTGCGATTCTGGTGGTGAATGCCGATCAACTACCGTCGGGTCTGCCGTATGTAGCTCTGGCGTTTGCTGACGGTACCAATGTCGACTTCGTCTCGGCTGTTGCGATCCTCACCGGTCTCTCTTATCCGGGGCCTCAACAGCCCTCAGCAACGCTCTAAAAAACCCTGATTTCAGCCCAAAAACGGTGAATATGGCCGGTTTTGGGCTGAAATAGGACATATTCTCTCGTTTTTACCCCGATTTGAGGCCACATGCTTCGTGTTCGCTTAGAGGACGGCCCACGCAAAGGTGAGATTGTCGAAGTCGCCTGCGATGCCGGTTGGGCCATGCTTGCTGATGGCCGTGCATCGGATCCCCGCGTGCCGACACCCTCATCGCCATCCGAAGTGTCAGCACCTTCGGTTGTTGTCGAAGTTAAGCCCGCAAATGCACCGCGCAGAGGGAATCGCCGATGAATGAGATTATTCAACTCACGCGTCCCGCGATCGAACCTGTTACGGCACTGGAAGCCATGGTGCAGTTGGGCTTGGGAACGCCGGTCGATGCGGCTCTCAACACACAGCTTGTAACGCAGATCACTCGTCTCCTGCTGGCTGCACGTCGGTACTGCGAAAACCTCACGCGCACGACGTTGATCACTACGTCCTGGTTGCGCCAGATGGATTCCTGGCCGGGCTGGGATAGCCGTCGAGCTCACAACTATCTTGAAGGCTTCCTGCTGCCGAAGCCTCCGTTTCAATCCATCACGTCTTTCAAGTACGTGGATGAGAACGGTACCCTGCAGAATCTGGCATGGGACACGAGTTACGGCGCGAACGTGTTCGAGCCAATGTATGGCTATCAGCTTGACCCCGGCGCGGACACGCGGCCGGCGCGTCTGTTACCGCGATGGGCTACGCCATGGCCTCCGCTGCGCCTTGTCGCGAATGCAGTACAGATCGTCTTCAAGAATGGGTATGGCGGTCCCGTAACAGCGTCGATGCTGCTGGATTCGGCAATTCTCACCGGGCCTGTATTCAACCCCGGCGATGTGGGACAACAGGTCAATGTTCCTACTGCAGCCGGGTCCGGAAATCCCCTATGTACCACGATCGCATCGGTGGATGAGAACGGGCAGGCAACGCTTGCGGCACCGGCCCTGGCTGAGGTTGCAGCTTCAACAAACAACGTCTGGGTTGGGCATGAGGTGCCGCAGGAGATCAAGCTGGCAATGATGCTCGCCACACAGTTTTATTTCGAGCAGGGAGCTACGACAGACCTGCCCATGCCACGCGTCGTAGACGACTTACTTGAGATGTATCGCGATCGGAGCTAACAGATGTGGCCCTATCCATGGAATAAAAGCCGCAATCCGTTTGCCATCCCTCCGGGTGCTAAGCGCAACCAGATCCAGATCCAGCAGAAGAGCTCTTCTCAGTCGCCAACCGGTTCTCCGCAGGCTGGATGGGTACCGGTTCTTACTTGCATGGCTGCACTGCAAACGCTCGTCGGCCGGGAGGTCTATCAGAGCGGAACGTTCTCCGGCCAGATGACCCATCGCGTCTCCATCGACTGGCCTGGGGCAAGCGTGCTGATCACTGCGGGCATGCAGGTAGCGCTGCTGCAGCAGGGTATACCAACTCGGACGTTTACGATTCAGGCCCCGCCTGAGAACGTGCAGGAACGCAACCGTGTCCTGCATCTGCTCTGCCTCGAAATCTCAGGCCAGTAGGAGTTGCTATGTCGTTCGAAGCTGGCCTGTTTCAGTTGCTATCTACCGCGCCCGCATTGGTGGCCTTGCAGGGTGCGCGAGTGTATCCCGTGGTGTTGCCGGAGTCGTCGACGTTGCCGGCCACGACGTATCAGGTAGTAGGCGGCGCACAGAAGTCCACCTTTCGGTCTAGTGGCCCTCAGCGGCGTCGTGTGCAGCTAGATTTCTTTGCCGACTATCAGCAGGGAACCTACGACCAGGTGATCGCTCTTCGCGATGCCACGAAGTTATTGCTCAACGGTTTCGTGGGTGAGCTTCCAAACGGGTTCTACGTCACGAGTTGTTTGTTTCATCAGCCGATCGACTACTTCAACAACGATGCACGGCAATACCGTCATGCATCGGAGTTTTACTTCACATTCAACCTATAAGGAGCTACTTCTATGTCTTACATCGATTCTCAGTCCTACCAGGGTATAGGGGCTCAGCTCTCTATTGGCTCTGTTGTCGGCGGTTCCGGTTCCAACTTTACTGCGGTATTCGAACTCACTGATCAGGCGCTCCCGGAAGGCAACTGGGACAAGCTGAACGTCTCGAACTTCAATAGCGTTGGGAAGGCTAAGGAATACCGCAAAGGCATGGTCGACTATGGTGAGATCAAGCTCAAGGGCAATTCCATTCCGGGCGATCCAGGCCAACTCGCAATGGCGGCGGCTTTTGCAGATCCGTCGAATCCCTATCAGTTCAAACTGCAGATGCCGGTAGCGCCTGGACAGGCTACAGAAGGTGTCCTGTTTGCCTTTAGCGCAATGGTGATGGGATGGTCTGAGGCCTCGACGCTGCAGCCGGATAAGACGGTCGAATGCACGGCGACCCTGCAGATTACCGGACCACTCAATCGCACCGCCGGCAGCTAAATTTCATCCGCATTGACCTGGGCGGCGGATCCTCGTCCCGCCGCCCACACCTTTCACGTCTAACCCATCACGCGAGGATGTATGGCCGATATCGTCACTTTGTCCCCTTCAAGTCCCACGGTCGAAGAAGAAGTTCCTTTGGTTGATCCTACCCTTCCCACTGCAATTGTCCTCGTCATTATCGATGGAGAAAAACGCAATATAAAACTCTGCCTCGATTTTGGAATACTTATGGATACCGAATCGAAGCTCATCGCAGCCGGTCATGAGAGCGCCAGTCTCATGCAATCGATCAGACCTCAATATGCATCCGAAGCGCGCATATTCTTTGCGATCGCATCTCAGCCATTTCAGCCAAAGCTGGGTTATGAGGCAGCTTTGAAGCTTGTAACGTTGCTGAATATCGTTGCCGTTACGGATGCGATTACGAAGATGTGGTCGGAAGCGTTTCCGAGGCCGAAAGGTGGCGAGGGAGCGTTGCTGGACCCTCCGGCACCCAACGGCGACTCGGGCGAGTCGAATATTGGGAATGGATCATCGCAACCGCCCGTGCAAGCTTCGGAATCGGACTCGTCGAACTCCGCAAGCTGACACCGCGCACGTTTTCCATAATGCTTGAGCAGCGGAGGTTGGAGCAGGAATCTCCGCTGCTGCTGATCGAACGAATGCTCGCGAAGCTTACGGAAGTCGTCGGCAACACGGGATTCAGAGCTTATGAAAAGCCGTTGCGTGCCGAAGATTTCCTGATCAGTAAGCCGCAAGCACCGCTGAGTCTAGATGACCGAAAACGCCTTGCTGCTGTAAAGGTGTTTGAGCATCTTGTCACGTATCAAGCGCAGTGGGAACGCAAGAATAATCCTGGTGCCTAATGGCAAACATGTTCGCAATGCAGCCTCGAGGTTTCGACGAAGTCAAGGCCATGCTGAAGGACCTGCGTCAAAACCAAGCTGATCGCATGCTTCGCAAGGGCGTGCGAGCAGCGGGTGAAGTCTTTCGGGAGGAAGAGGCAGAGCGTGCGCCGGAGCGTCCTGACCTTCCGTCGACAACGGCCCTTCAGCCGGGCGAGCTGAAGGACGGCGTGATTATGCGCCGCTATGGGAAGAATGGCTTGATCGTTGGGCCAAGTGGTTACACCTCGCAAGCAGCACACCTGGTGGAGTACGGTCATCGGCTTGTGAAGGGTGGCAAAAGCCGTCTGCGAGCGCACGGTATTACGGTAGGTCCCGGTACGGAGATCGGTTGGGTGAAACCGTATCCGTATGCGCGGCCGACATTTGAAGCTGTGCAGGAAGCCGCATTTGATGCGTGCAAGCAAAGTGTGGCCGACGACGTTTCGCGGCTGCACTATCGCATGTCTGTGAAAGGAGGATCGCGATGAGTGCAACTGTTGGCGCAATGGATATTCTACTTGCTGCGGATAACGCGACTTTCCTCAAGGCAATGCAGCAGGCCGAAGATCGCATTACTAAGCTGACTGGATCCACGCGGCAGTTTGGCCCTGTCACGACCTCCAGTTTCAACCAGGGGACCGCAGCTGTTGAACGCTTCGGGCACTCCGGCGTTACTTCGGTACAGGCGGCGAGTGCTGCTCTCCGCGAGCTCAACGGCGACTTCACGAATAACATTCGTGCTGTCGAACGCTTCATTACCACGATTCCGGGAGTAGGCGGAGCGCTCAAGTTTGCATTTCCTGCCGTAGGCGCGGCAGCCTTCGGTGCGGTCATCTATCAAGGGGTGGACCGGGTTCGTACCTTCATCTCCGAAATCAATAAAATTCCGCAGGCGTTGCAGACCGGTTTTAGTTCGATCAATGCGCAGGCCAACCTGGCTAATGATGCGCTGGCTATCACAAATGACAAGCTGGCGATGGAGATCGATAAGCTGGGAAAGAAGCCGCAGAATGGTCTGCAGCTAGCCATCGATCAGGTACGCGAGTCCTCTGACAAGCTGGGTGTTTCGCTTACCAGCAACATCCAGAAAATCAACGAACTCTTTGAGAAAAATAAGATCGGCTTTTGGGGCAAGCTGCTCACGAATCAGTCCGGCACTGACGATACGCAGAAGCTCGTCACAGATCTCCAGGCCAGCATTGAAGCGGTAAATCAGACCTATACGCAGACGATCGATGATGCCACCGAAGATGGCGCGTCGAAAGAGAACATCGTCAATATCAAGACGGCCGAGATGGCCCGGCTGGAGAAGGTCTATAAGGACGCGCACGACCGCATTCGTCCCATTATGAAACAACTGATGGATGACCAGTATGACTGGGATCGTTCCAACGGAGGTCTTGGACGTAACCAGAAAGCGAACATTGCCATTCTTGGCGGTTATGACACGATGTTGCGCCAGCAGGAGCGTCAGATCGGCGGCGAGTATCTCGAAGAGACGCAAACAGGCAAAGTGGATCAGCTTAAGACCTCGAAGGAGAATGGCAGCGGTGCCGATGCTGAGCGCATGCGCAAGATGGAGTCTGACCTCCATGCGCAGCAAATGCAACATGAGATGTCGATAAAGGCGGTCTACGACTACTGGGATCGTATGAGACTGACGGTATCGAGCGGCTCGAAGCTCTATAACGATGTCGTCACGAAGCAAGCAGAGTTGGCTGCGGAAGGCGCTCGTCGTGCGCATGAGCTTATACAGCAGGCGAGGAAGAAGTCAGACGAAACCGTTAGCCCGGAAGAGTCGAACAAGGGCGTTGCCACAATGAACAACCTCATGCGAGAGCAGGGGGAGGATGTGTATCGCACGGGTCTTCGCTGGCGCGAGTACAACGCGCAGATTCGTGAGGCCGCGCAGGCACAAGCGCGGTCGCAGCGTTCTCTGGCTGCTTTCCAGATTGGCAATTCTGTCGATGCGGGCATGATGGATCGAACGTCGGCGGCGGTGGCGATGCGTGGTCTCAACCGCGCCGATGTCAGTGCGCAGCAAGAGGCTTTGCGATCGCAGATTACGGATCTTACTCAGGATCTTGCCAACCTGGACAAAGGCTCTACGCAATACGAAGCGCAGATGCCTCTGCTCACTGCCCAGATCCAGCGACTGCAGAATCAGCTTGCGCAATTGAACGACACGGCAAACCTGCAGGACCTTCGCGATCAACAGGAGATCTTTTATTCCACCAGCTTCGGCGGCGCGACAAGGGCGCTGCAGGAGTTCACCTCTGCTGCGCTCGATTCCTCACGCCAGATGCAGCAGTTCATCACCTCTACGCTCGACGGAGTGAACAAGAACATCCTCAACGTTCTGACCGAAAAGCCATATCAGCGGCGCGGACAATGGCGCCAGCTTGGCCACAGCGTCTTCAGCGATGTGGCTGGCGGTGCATTGAAGCGTGGAGAGGCTGGGGTGTTGGGCGCGATCATGCCTTCGATGCAGAAGCTGGGCTCGCGTGGTAATCCCATGTGGGTCAAGTCGGCCGATGCGCTGCTGTCGAAGAGTGTGGGCGGCGCTGACAATGTGATGAACATTGGCAACATTGCGAGCTCTACTGGAAGCCCTTCGAACCCGTTCAGTAAATTCATTTCGGGTGCAATGAAGTTCGCTCCACTGCTGCCTGGCTTTGAGAATGGCGTGCAGAACTTCGGAGGCGGGTGGGCGATGGTTGGCGAGGCCGGCCCTGAGTTGGTGAACCTGCCAGGCGGGAGCGATGTCATTCCAAACCACAAGATGCCGGACTTCGGCGGCGGCGGAGTTCATTTCCATGAAGGTGCGATCGACGCGCGTGGTTCGACGAATCCCGCGCAGACGGCGTCGATGATATCTCAGGCGCTTCATGCCTGGACCCCACATGTCGTCGCGGCTTCGGTCCATGCTCATTCAGAGCATCAATCGCGGCTGCCTCTAAGTAAGCGTTCGTAGTCTTCTCCGAATACAACCTGCAGGGATGTCAATGCCACTCCAAACGCTTACAGTCAATGGAAACTCAGTTGTTGCGGTGCCGATACCGGATGTCGGAGCGGCGCGCATGCTGGAGTTCGGTATGTCGGACGGCATCGCGCTTGTTCCGGGTGCCTATACGAAAGAGACGCAGGCTTTCGTATGGCCCGGTGCAGATGAATGGTCTGTCAAATTCACGCTGCCGCCGATCTTCGATAGCGACACGCGGGCATGGACAAGCTGGATGATGCAACTGCGCGGTATGTTGCGTGCCACGCTTATCGGCGACCCGACGTATGAAGGGGCTAAGGGATATCTCGTAGGCTCGGTTCCAATCGTCGATAGTGTGGCCGTGGCGGGATCGAATCTTGCCGGAGCGACTACGTTATACCTTCGTGGCTGCGCGGTGAGCACGAATGGCGTCCTGCTGCCCGGCGATCGCCTTCAGCTCGGCTACCGCATGCACCAGGTGTTGGACGTGGCGAATACCGATAATACGGGCCGTACGAGCTTTGAGGTATGGCCCAGCCTGCGCGAAGCTCCTGCGGACGGGGCGGATGTGATCTTCAACAATCCGAAGGGACTCTTTCGGCTGTCGTCGAATACCCGCAACTACAGTATCGACACCTCACGCACTTCGTCCGTCAGCTTTCCGCTGGTGGAGTATCGCGGAAACGGCAACTCTTAGGCGGCTCATTATGGGACGAAGTGCAGATGCTACGTTTCTCGCGGGACTCGCATCAGGTGAAATTGCGCCGGTCGTACTGGCACAGATTACGTTCAAGTCGCAAACGATGTATGCATGGACGGGTCCGAACTCCATCGTTTGGAATGGCAACACTTACCTTGGTGTCGGCAAGCTTGGAACAATCTCCGATATCAACGAAGGTACGGAGATACGTGCTGATGGAACCAGCGTCAGTCTCAACGGCATTGACAATGACATCCTGTCCGAGTGTCTGGAAGATGTTCAGCTTGGCGCGCCGGCGAAGCTCTGGTTCGGCAACTTTGTACCCGGAACACAGGTTTTCATTGGTGAACCATATCTCTACTTCAGCGGGCTCGTCGACCAGCCGACAGTCACGCCTGGCCTCGAGACGAGCACCATCACGATCGCGCTCGAAAACCAGATGATCAATCATGCGCGAGCAAGCCAGTGGCGCTATACCGCGCCAGATCAGCATGCACTTGGCTATCCGGATGACACCTCGATGAACTCTGTCGAGCGGAATAACGACTCAGTCTGGTACTGGGGCACCTAGACAATAAGTGATTGATGGCATGGGCACTGGCATGCTGGGGCATTTGGATCAATCAATGTATCGCTGCCTTTTATCGATAGACAGCTAATACCTGGGCATCGCAGATGGTCGCCGGAATCACAGGGAAACGGGTTGCTAACTGTGAAGGCTAGATTTGGGAACTTATCGAGTAAGGCATCCGCTAGCTCTTCGACTAATTCTTCAAGGTCTTCTTCTGAATTTTTCACCGTAAGCTCTCCCTCATCAGTAAACGAGATTATATGCCGCTGAAGCGTACTACCCACTGGGCTACTCAGGAGCTCGATGCCTATCTGCGCGCCAATGCCGAAGCTCCGTTCGTTTGGGGTAAGCATGATTGCGCACTCTTTGCCGCAAACGGCATCCAGGCTTTCACGGGCACAGATATCGCGGTCGACTTCCGTGACAAGTACAGCGATGAGGTATCGGCTTTCGCTTTGATCAAGAGCGTAACGGGCGGCACGACCATCGCAGACGCTGCCGCATGGTGCGCCACGAAGTTCGCCCTTCCTGAGCTACTACACAACGGCAAGCCTGCGCCGATGCTGGCCCAGCGGGGCGACCTGATCGTGATGGCGAACCCTGGTGGCAGCGGCGACTCAGCTCTTGTCGCTGGGCTTGTTCACCTGAATGGACGCTGCGGCGTGACTGTAGGCGGAGAGGGTTTGCTGCAGCTGCCGTTGTCGTCGTTCGTGCGTGCCTGGAGGGTGGGATGAGTAAGGCAATCACTGGAGCAGTCGAATTGGCCGGTGCCGTTGGCATGGTCGCTGCTGCCTATGTGGACCCAGCACTGATTTTGAGTCCTACGTTCGACAAGATCATGGTATCGCTGGCTATCGGTGGCGTTGCCATGGAAGCTGGTGCGCTCGCCAGTTCTCTTACTGCCAACCGTGGGATGAATATCACCACGCGGCAGCCGGCAGCGCAGCGTCAGGTTTGTTATGGCCCGCAGCGTGTGGGCGGGATTCTCATCTGGGAGAGCACTACAGGCAGTTCTAAGCGGCAGTTCAACAAGGTTATTCCGCTCAGCGGTCATCAGATGGATATCGAGGCCATCTACCTCGACGGGCGTCGAGTATGGTTTGACGAGAGTTCGTCCGGCAGCCGCACGTATAACGGCTTTACCTTTGGCGGCAGTGCCAATGGCAATACCTATACCGGCCCTGATGGCCAGCGCTATAACTTCGGCGGTCTTGTCTATGCGGAGATGCGCGATGGCTCGCAGGTCTCCGGAGATGTAATGGGTTCGCTGACTGCGAATGATCCTTCGTGGGTAGCTACATCCGATGGCAATCCTTACGTTGGTGGATGCTGCTACATCTATCTCAAGGTCGAAGGCGACGCGAACATGTTCCCGCAGGAGCCTGAGGTGCGCCTGACGGTGCATGGCAAGCCGTGCTGGGATCCTCGTATCAGCGCCTATCTGCCTGGCTGCAGCAACCCTGCGCTGATAGCGGCGGACATCCTCACGGATTCTGTATTCGGGCTTGGGGATTCATGGGACTCGGTCTATAGCGGCGCGGCCGGCGAGCAGCTTATTGCTGCGGCAAATGTTTGCGATCAACAGGTGTACAGTCCAAACGCCGCGGCTTATGAGAGCCTCTATGCCTGCGGGATCCATTACGATTCTGCGACTGGCGCGGCCGACGCGCTGACTCAGGTAATGGATGCGATGGGCGGTCGTCTAAGCCGCATCGGCGGACAGTGGTATATATTCCCTGCCTACTGGCAAGGTCCTTCCTTCAGTTTTGACTACACCATGCTTACCAGCTCGCCGAGCTGGACGCCATATCGCAAGCTGCGCGAATTGAATAACCGCGTTCGCGGAACCTTCACCAGCCCCAACTATCCCTATAACGTTGCAGGTAACGCTTATGACGCCAACGGGTTCGACAGCGACGGCAACGCTCAGAACAACTTCAGCTTCGCTTGGCAGACGGCGAGTGGACCCCAGTATGCCGTCGACCCGCAGCATGGCTACGCGGCTGATCAATATCTCAACGAAGACTCTGGGGCGCAGGGCGCATATGACCCTACCGTAACTTACGTGGCGGGCTTCATTGTGAGTTACATCACGACGATTGGGACCAACAAATATTGCACATGCTGGAGTTCGAACGCAGCCGGAAATCACGGCAACACCCCTGGACCAGGCAGTACGGCGTGGACACTCGCATCACGCGCGCTGGTTGATACCTTCGCGGCTCCCGCCATCCTTTCGATTGCACAATGGCAGCGGCTTGCAAAGATTCGTCTACTTCGCAACCGTCAGCAGGGAAGCGGCAGCTTCGAGCTCCGCATCTCTGCACTTGGAATGCAGCCGCTGGATGTGATGAGCTTCACCTGGCCGCAGATGGGATGGGCGGATAAGACGCTCGAAATCGTAGGCTGCTCTCCGTTCCGTGTGGTTGAAGGGCAAGATGGAGAGCCGCCTAGTATCCGCGCCACCTTCAAGGTGCAGGAGACGGATGCGAGTGTCTATGAGTGGGATCCGGAGACGGAAGAGCAGAACATCTATGATGTGCCGGCGATCGCGCCAGCACAGGCATACATCGTAGCTCCCCCAACGGATATGACTATCATCAGTTCGGCGGCGATCGCAATTGTCGCGCCGGACGGATCCGTTACTCCGCGCGCTGAGATTACCTGGGATACCCCTGGCGATGCCTGGGCAACGCAGATTCAGACGCAGTATAAGCTCACATCGAGCGCGGCATGGAGCACGGGGCCTGTCGTCGATATCGCACTAAACGCCGCTTATGTGACTGGCATAGTTGCTGGAGAGCAGTTCGACTTCCAGATTCGCACGCTTCGTCCGAACGGAGCTGCGTCGGTATGGGTGCAGGTCCTCGGAGTTACTGTCGGCTTGGTACTTAGCGTGCAGACTGCTAGTGGGGTCGGAATCGGCTCTCTCATCGGGGAAGCCTATACGGATGGAACGGCAGCGATCGAATGCAATCCGTTCACGTTTCTTATAGGACAGATGTCCCTCTCGATATTCCCTGGCGGCGCTGTCACGCTCACAGGTCTCACACAGCAGACGCTTTACTACGTCTATTATCAGGATCCGACCTATGCGGGAGGCAACGTTACCCCGGTGGCAACTACGAATCCGGCTGACTATCTAGGTAAGCTTGGATACTTCCTCATCGCTGCCATCATTACTCCCTACGTGGCGAGCGGCGGTGCTTCCGGTTCACTTTATTACCCGTCGACATATCAGGATCTAGGCTCTCGTACAACTCTAAATCCGACTTCAGCTTTTGATGGTGACTCTGGCAGCTATGCCACTGTGTCCGGGTCTGCAACCTCTTCGACCTCGGCAAGCGGCGATTTCATTATGCAAGGCGACCCCGGCATCGTCTTGTCGGCAGCCTCAACATTGAATCTTGACCTCGTAATCCAAATGAGCGGTCTCACGGTTCCAGCTGGAACGATCACGGTAGATGTGACGATACCCGGTACGACCACAACTCCCCTATCCTTTACAGCGGCCACAGCACGCACTGTCTATCCCTTCACTGTGCCGGCGGGGACGCTTCTGAGTGGAATCATTGTGGAAGTGCAGGCCGTTCCGAACGCATCGATCTCGCCGCACCCAAATCTGGTCCAATGCCTTGTTTACGAAAACTCTATCCAGTCCTAAGGCAATTGGCGATCGCAGATGTTCGAACCTCAAATTTGGGGAATGAAAGGAGGTCGCGGAGAATCGCCAGAGCCGCATGGGAGTCCCGCTTCGGCGGGGCTCTTTATGTGAAGTGCTCAGCGTGATCAGACTCCGGATTTCAGTTCGTCTAGGTAGTCAGCCCACGCTTGCATCATCTTGCGCCGTTCGTCCAGGTGGGCGGTTCGATTGTAGGCGCGGCCGTTGGGATCTCTTACCGCGTGGGCGAGTTGGTGATCAATGAAGTCCGGCCGGAACTTCAGAACCTCATCCAGAAGAGTTCTAGCGACAGCCCTGAGGCCATGGCCTGTCATTTCTTCTTTGCCTATTTCCATGCTGCGCATCGCAACGATCACGGCGTTTTCGCTCATCGGCCGAGTCTTATTGCGAGCGCCGGGAAATGCAAGCCGGCCAGAACCCGTAACTTGATAGAGTTCGCGTAAAACTTTGACCGCTTGATCTGCTAGTGGAACGATGTGTTGGGTTTTAGTTTTACTTGCGATATAGCTCCATGTTGCACCGTCCAGATCGAAATCGGGCCACGCTGCCTTCCTCAGCTCGCCAGGCCTTACAAACACATAAGGAGCCACGCGGAGAGCGCTTTGCACGACAATGGTTCCGGGATAGTTATCCATTAAGCGCAGGATCTGGCCGAGGCGCTTTGGCTCAGTGGTTGCAGCCATGTGTTCACTCTTGAAAGGCGCTAATGCGCCGCGAAGATCCGCTGATGGGTCACGCGTGCAGCGTCCGGTTGCGATCGCATAGCGAAATATCTGCCCACAGGTGCCCAGCGCTCTATGAGATGTTTCTACGGTGCGTTTCTCGACTCTGCGCACGACCTCCAGCAGCTCCGGAGCGTTGATGTCAGCTATCGGTCTCTTTCCAATGTAGGGAAAGATGTCATTTTCGAGCCGGTTGATCACTTTTGAGCTATGGCTCTGCGCCCATCCCGGCCCGTACTTGCCAAACCATTCGCGGGCAACGACTTCAAAGCTATTCGCCGATCGGTCTGCGGTAGCCTGCTTTGAAGCCTTGCGGTTCGCGCTAGGATCTACGCCATTCGCCAGCAGCTTGCGAGCATCGTCCCGTCTATCCCTGGCATCCTTCAGGCCGACATCTGGATAAACACCGAGAGAGAGTCTCTTTTCTTTTCCTGCGAAGCGATATTTAAGACGCCACCACCGCCCTCCAGAAGGTGAAACTTCCAGATAAAGGCCTCTCTCATCGGAGACCTTTCTTGTTTTGGACGTAGGTTTGATATTTCGTAGTTCCCGATCGGTCAGGGGCATGCAGGGGGCAACTCCATTCAGAACTTAGTGGTTGCCCCCAAGTTTGCCCCCATGCTGCACAAGATGTCAATGGAAGTATGTGGACATAGATGGACGACAAAACCCCGCATTTGCGGGGTTTATCGGTGAATTTAGGATGTCTTTGGAAGTCGCTGGAAGTTGAAATGGTGGGCAGTGAGGGACTCGAACCCCCGACATCCTGCTTGTAAGGCAGGCGCTCTAACCAACTGAGCTAACCGCCCGCTTTGGAGCGAACCTATCTAGTGTAGGACAGCATAGGCCCTCTCGCCAAATTTAGACCTTCGGCTCCCATCCTTTTTCGTACTCGCGCCGAGTCATGGCCGCCGCCGCAGGATCGCCAACGATGTGTCCATTGGCCGGATCCAGCTTTAGAACGCGGTTGGTCTCCCACGAGTAGTTGGCCAACTGCAGCATCGTAACCGCGACATTGCCAGCCGCAACCGGCGAGTGCAGCGCCTCGCCCTTCTGAATGGCCGCAATCAGATTGCCGAAATGAGCATCCGTCATGGAGTCCCTGCCCGTAAGGTCCGAGGACGAGGTCCGCTCATGGTTGACCTTGAACTCGTCTTTCTTCTTCCCGCCGTCGTCATAGACCTCATAGCCATCACGATCGACGATGACCGCCCCCTTCGTCCCGATGATGAGCGCACCACGATCGCGATCGTACCGCTTCATCGGGCTGCAGCAGCGGCCCTCCCACGTAATCAGCTTGTCGTCGTACTTCCAGTTGACCTCGAGCGTGTCGTAGTACTGCCAGTCGTCCTTATACGCATAACGCCCGCCAGTGGCCTCAACGCTGTTAGGGAACTCCGCTCCGAGGGCCCAGCGGCAGACGTCGACCTCATGCGTGCCGTTGTTCAAGGTCTCGCCCGTGCCCCAGTGCTTGAACCAGTGCCAGTTATACGGCTGGTAGTTGTCGTGATACGGCTTGCGCGGCGCCGGTCCCTGCCAGAGGTCCCAGTCCAGCGTGGAGGGAATTGGAACTTCCTTGCCCACCCCAATCGACTTGCGATTGTTCGCATACCACGCCGACGCCATATAAGCCGTACCGATCAGCCCATCATGGATCTCGCCGACGATCTTGATCGTGTGCGGCGAAGAGCGCTGCTGGTTCCCCATCTGGGCCTGCTTGCCGTACTTCTTCTGCGCCGCAACCAGAAGCTCGCCCTCATGTGGGTTGTAGCTGCAGGGCTTCTCGACGTACACATGCTTACCCGCCTCCAGTCCCAGGATGGCCATCGGCGCATGCCAGTGGTCGGGCGTAGCGATGGTGATCGCGTCAACGTCTTTGGACGCGAGAACCTTGCGGAAGTCCTTTTCGGTTGCGGGCGCGTAGCCCAGCTCTTTCTGCGTGGCTCCGGCAAACTTCGCGAGGATGTTGCTCTCCACGTCGCACACATGCGTAACGTGAGAGGTGCCCTGGTTCGCCTTGAGCGCGGAGAGGTGTGCATAGGCGCGGCTATTCAGGCCGATGACGGCGAAGTGTACGCGGTCATTCGATCCCAGGATCTGAGCATAGCTCTTCGCTGAGGTGGCGGCAGCGAGGCCCGCTGCTCCTACGGCCAGGGTCCCGGTAAATTCACGTCGAGAGATCACATCTCCTCCTTGGAAGTTCGTTCCGTTATCGTTAGTACCGCTGCGCAGATTTCAACTGCGCTATGAGAGAGTTGCAAAGTTTCTTGCGGGATAACGTTACATGAGTTGCCACCGCTGATGCAAAGACCTTTTCAAAAACCGCCGTATATTCAAGCGGTTTTCAACTGGGAAACAAATAGATTCTCCCGCTGGCCGCAGGAGACAGCCCCTCCTCTTCTGTGACAAAATTCTTGGGATCGTTATTTCTTTAAATCCTTGGAGGGCAGTGTATGTCGGTTTCACGGCGAGAGTTTGTTGTAGGTATGGCGGCAGCGGCTGCATCCACCCGGCTATTGGCGCAGCAGTCGCAGACCTGTCCCTTCCATCTTGCCGTCATCAACGACGAGATCTCCCCGGACTTCGACCACGCCTGCTACGTCGCCGCGCACGACTTCGGCTTGAGCTGGATTGAGATTCGTACCCTGTGGGGCAAGAGCCTCGCCGACGCAAGTTCGGACCAGGTCGCGGAGGCACTCAAGATCCTCGCGAAGTACAACCTCAAGGTCACCGACCTGGCCAGCCCACTCTTCAAGACCGATCTTCCGGGCGCGCCGCTTTCCAAAGAAAGCCCGCATCACGATACCTTCAACGCCGCAGACGTTCCCTATAAGGCGCAGGATGAGCTGCTGGAGAAGCTGATCGAGCTCTCGAAGACCTTCGGCACGGACCGCATTCGCTGCTTCGACTTCTGGCGGCTGGAAGACCAGAAGCCATGGCGCGCTGAGATCAATCGCAAGCTCACGGAAGCCGCGGCCAAATGCGAGAAGCATGGCCTCATCCTTCTGTTGGAAAATGAGATGGCCTGCAACACCGGCTCCGGCCTCGAAGCTGTCGAAGTGCTGAACGCAATTCCCAACAAGAACTTCATGCTCAACTGGGACCCAGGTAACTCCGGCACATTTCCCGGAGACGTACCTTACCCCTCCGACTACGAGAGACTGCCGAAACACCGCATCGGCCACGTTCACTGCAAGAACGTAAAGCGCACGCCGGGCGAGAAGCACACCTTCGAGTGGCAACCGGTAGATATCGGCCTGGTGGATTGGGTCGGCCAGTTCAAGGCCCTGAAGCGCGACGGCTATCACCACGCGGTAAGCCTGGAGACACACTGGCACGGCGGCCCAGGCGCTACCTCAGACGCGATCTCGGAGTCCTCTACACGCATCAGCATGAAGGGGCTGAAGGAGTGTCTGGGTAAGGCGGGCATTACCTGCTAAAGGCCGGGGATTAGTTGCTAAGAACTTGTTAGGAGATTTGCTGAGAGACTTGTTGTTGCTCTTGCTTTTCTGTTTGTCATTCCCGTAGGGAATCTGCTTCTGTCGTTGCTGTTGCTGTTGTTGTTGCTTTTGCTTTTCGGAGTAGCACGGCCTTTAGGCCGCGGAAACAGGACATAACCTTGATGGGGCTTTAGCCCTGGGCCTTTCGCTGGCACAGGCAAGAGGCCCAGGGCTAAAGCCCTTTTTGCAGGTTGTTGGTTCCGGGGCCTAAAGGCCCCGGCTACTCCGAAAGACAA